TGGTTAATGTGTTTTTTAAGATAAGCTAGTTGTAGTTCTGTACCGCCTGCTGGTTGCATTATACCTTTGTTTTACCAAAGATACTCATAGATGCAACTGTTATTTTTTGATTTATTTGTAAATCTTCACCTGTAGTGTCTGTATCATTATTAGCCACATCAGCATCAAACTCAGCTTTGTCAGCATACAGCTTACCTGTTCTTTTATTCTTAACTTCTTCTTCTGTTTTAGCTGGAATAACTGGTACTTCTTTCCCGTTAATTATTACTGTTTTTTGTGTCATTATCCTCTTCCTTGTCTGTTGTACTTTTTATAACACCTTTTCTTACTTTTGTTAAGACTCTTCGTATGACGTCTCAAACGCTTCTTAGGTTTATCTCTAGGAGTAAAATGTTTAAAACTTTGTTTAGCCATTTTCCTGTGATCTGTCTATTAAAGCATAACTTATAGCACCTGATACTTCATTAGCTGTATCTACTTGTAGTTCAATAATATCACTTGCTTCTAAGTTTAGCGATTCTTTAATTAAATTATCTGTAGATTTGTTTAAAACAACATGGCCTATTTGAACACTAGAAGCTCCTGATTTTTTTATAAATAAATCGGTATTTACATTACTTGCAGTATCGTGAACTGCTTGTACATTTTTAATAATAATAGTTGCATCTGCAGGACAGGTTAAAACTGTTGTGATGTTAGTCGTAGTTAAATCAAATGTTTCGCTTTTATATCTTATTGTCATGACATGAAATAGTTAAATGTGTTTTGTTCATTTTTTTGTTCTTCTTGATAAGAAGTGTTTAATTGATTTTGTAAAGTCTCAATAGCTGCATTTATTTGTCTGAAAGTTTCTGTATTAAACTCCTGTGGTGGTTCAGGTAAAAATACTTGTACTTTAGCCATTATCTTCTTCCATCAGGTTGTATGTCAAATCTAAATTGACCAAATCTCCAACTTTCATTCAAACCATCATTTTCTACTTTAACTGCAGCAAGTCTTGCTCTTGCTCTTGTGTCTACTTTATTCGTAGATGAGCTAATTGTAAATGGTCCTAGTGGGGAGCTTCCTTGTGTTTGAGAGGGGTAGTCTCTAGTTGTTATTGTAATTTTTGCATTACCATTAATATATTTAAAATCAGGTATAAATCTTCTAAGTTTTATAAAATATTCCCCATCACCCTGAGCATCTAGATCAAAATCACCTGAGGTTATAAATGCAGGAATTGCAGTCGTTGTGCCATCCGCTAATACTTGGTTAGTCCCTATTTCATGATTAAATACTCTACTTGCACCGTTCGATACTCCCTGAACTGTTGGTGTTGTAGGTGTAAAACTAGCATCAAACTCTGTAGCTATAGGTTGATCAAATAAGTGAGCGCCAGTAAAAGTTGTTCTAGCTAATGAACCTGTAGTCCAAGTTTGTTCTGCATAATTAAAAGTTACTTGTCTATCTATATAACTTGAAGTAGAGGATGCGTAAAACCAAGATATCTCAGAGAATAAAGAATTGTGAGCCGCATAAGTTATTTCTGAACCATTAGCAAAATTAAAACCTGGTGCATTATCGTTAGTTTGAAATACAAAGTCTTCTACTAGCGATGGCAAAGCTTTAACAGTACCATCAAACATAAAGAACCCACCTGAATCTGAAATCCAGTAAACAGCTCCATTAGCATATACTATTGAATGTTGTCCAATGCATCCACAGTTTGAACCCACTTGTCTAATACTAAAAGTAAAAGGAGGTCCCACAAACTGCATAAGGTACGCAGAAGTATCTGTTAAAATTAATATGTAATCTTTTGCTTTTGCAGCACCTACAATTTTGGTACCACTATCTATTCTAAATGAACCCGCAGTGTTAACTGATGTTGCAGTATAATCAGTTAAAGATTCTTGATCTGAGAATCTAATAAACATTTTATCCTGTGTTGATGCTGAACCTATAGTTGTTTCAGTTCCTAAAATAATTAAATGCCTATCTCTATCAGATACCATACTCATAACAGATCTTGTTGGTGCTCCAGATAGTATAGTTGCTCTAGCTGCTATTCCTGATCCTCCATCCGGATCCCATGAGAAAGTAGCTCCGTTTTTAATAGTTGCAATTAATAATTCACCATAATTATCTAAAGACCATGAAGCTGGATCTAGTATTGCATTTGAAGTAGTTCTTGGTGTACCCCAAGTAGAAGCTCCGTATAAACCTGTACCAAAGCCATAACCAAAGGCTTGTTGTAAGGGTCCTATTTTATAGTAAGGTTTACTATCAAGAGTACCATCATTTGTTGCGCCTGTTCCTGTTTCAGCAGTAGGCATTAAAATTGTAAAGGTTGAAGTAGTAGGTGCTAGTTGTACTTCAAATAAAATATCATCAAAGTCAGTAGCTGTATAATTTGTTTGACCACCTGTAAATGATCCGGCATTGTCAAAAGTTAAAAGATCACCTGGCTCTAGGTCGTGAGCCGTGGGTGTTGTAATTGTAACCGTTGTTGAACCATTAGTTGTAGTAATGTCACATCCGGTTTTTGCTAAATTTGCATCAAAAGGTGTAACGTCATAGTAGTCATCCCCATTGTAAATATATAAAATTTTGTTTGTACCGATAGCTAAGAATTTTCTGCCATCTAAATCAGCCCAAGTATGTGAAGCACGGCCCGCTCCTACAAGTTTCTTGTCCATAATTTCTGCCCAGCCACCTATTTTTTCAGGCATTCCATATCTGAATCTTACAAAATCACCATCTACCCATTGGTTCTCAGCCCCTGAGTCCGATGCTTGTTTATTAAAACCTGGTTGAAAGTTTACTTTTTGTAATGACATGCTTGAATTATACACTATAAGCGTATATCTATAAAGATTAGGCTATTTTGGTAGTATTATATTCCACTCTAGCTTAGATAGCAAATCTTGTAAATGCACCTCTTTTAGTTTATTTTCTTTTAAATACTGATGAAGTTCCTCGGTATCTACTACAATAAATTGATCTTTCATATCAAAGACCATTTTATCTGCTTTGCTTTTAAAACTACCTATTTTAATATTATTTTTTAAAGGTCTTAAATCAAATTTTAATAATTGATTCAATCTATTTTTAAGAATACCTTCCACATCCCAAAGTTCTTTTTGTTTTTGATTCAGTGTTGCGTACGTAATGTCTGATAAAAATCCTAGTTTTTGTAGCATATAAAAACCTGTTTATTAGGTAGTATATCAGATTGTTGGTAAATTCAAAAGATTTTAAAGTAAGGGGATTTCGAGGTGGGTCCTCCCCCTACAAGCTTACAGTGTAAACTATTTTTTAGATTTTGTCAACTTAACACCTTTAAACCAAGCAGGTGCGCCTAAGATAGGTCTTTTATCTAAGTAATTTTCTTTAGATGTCTTAGAACTATATTTGTTATAATGTAGAAATACTTGTCCACAGTTTTTACCTGTAAATTCTTCACGCCAATGTTCTAAATCACAACCAGAATAAATTAACATATCACCTGGTTCAAGATCAACTTTGATACCAGCTTGACCTTTTCTACCTGTTGGGTCTAAATATATTGGCCACTTGTCACCACCTAGATTTAGTGTTGTAGAAATCTCACATGAATATCTATCTTTATGACGAGCTAGGACATCACCTTCTTTATAAATTCTTGCATAAGAATATGTCTCTGATAATTTTATACCTGTGTGTTTTTCCATAATAGGTTTAACTTGTTGAAGTAATGTCTCCATTGCAATGTCACTATAGTGTGAATAAGTATTAGGCACTTGTTCATCATTCCATACCCCAAAATATTCTGTAAAGGGAGACAGGTATTTTTGATCAAATAAAAATCTTGCAACATTTCTTTTGTTTAAAAAATATTTATAAACAAATTCTGCAAGTTCTGGTGAGATAGCTGATTTTAGTACTGTGTATTTATTTTTCTTGAACGACATTTAATACTCCTTTTGGTATTGCTTGGCAGTTCCAATGTATAAATCTAAACGGATCATAACCCATATCAACAATGTATTGATGTGGCATATATGATGGAAAGAATATCATTCGACCTGGTTTAACTTGATAATTTATTGCTGAACTAGCATAAGTTACTTTTGATTTATCTAACTCTGGTAACA